GCGTTCCATGCGGTAGCCGCGAGGCTGTGCAGTTTGCCGTTTGGGGCTTTGATGTCGCGTAATAGGGCTGGTTTGATTTCGCCGTTCTTTTGACCTTCTAGGTCGGTCGGCATGATCAGGGGTAGTACCGGGTAGTCAGTCATCTTGTTTGTCTCCCTTGTCTTTAAGGCCGTTACTTGCCAAAATTCCAGATAATGCACCGGTAAGAAACAACATCATTGGTGATAGTAACGCCCAAGCTGATTCGTCATTAGGGCTGACTTCCAAAGGTTGAATTACAAACAGCAGGCCGTACAACAAAGCTGCAGTTGAACCTAGAAACGCTACGGCTAAAGCAATACCCACGATGAGTATTAGTCGGGCTTTAATTTCTGAGTTTGTGTATTTCTTCATTGGTTGCACCTTTGGGCTGTGGGTTGGGTTTGGCAGTTGTCTCGAGTGCGGTCGCTACAGCTGGTAACAACAAACATTAGGGCCACAGCCAAAAGCGCAACAATGCCAAGCGTTTTCATGTCAAAGGGTTGTTGATGTTGTAAACGGACTGGGTCACCCATGCTTCATATTCGTCGTCAGTCATTAGGCGTTCTGTGTCGTCAACCTGAATGTAAACAGAGTCCTGTGGGTTTAGGGCCATGTATTCTTCGGGGGTCATTTTAGTTCCTCATTCCGTAAACTCGAATCGTTCCACCTGTCATAGTTCCCACTGCTGTCGCAAGAATGAACGATGTGTAAGAAGTTGAATTGTTTAGATATCCGGCTTGATTACCTGCATAAAAAGTACTGTTTGCAATAGATGCTCTGATGCTTGTACCTTTACTAAGGAATGGTGAGTTAAGTTCAATCACAGCATTCAATCCAGTTGTTTGGCCTGAGCCGACATAATCCCAGTTTCCAACATTTGCGCCACCTGTTGCTGCTGGTGTTGTGTTGTATGCGCTGTAGGAAAGGCTGTAGTAGTAGCCAGTTGTGGTTGATCCTAATTTGAGGTTGAACGCTGAACCTGAAATGTTGTTTGCGCCACCTGAGACTGTAATCAAATAGTTCTCGTAGTCAGTTGAAAAAGCACCAGTCACGGTCACGCTAGAAACGGCCGTACCAATCGTCTGAGTCTTGACGAGCCACAAGCCGACAGCGTTCATCTGTGCCGCTGTCAGGACTGCGCCCGAACTGAAATCTGGTGGTGTAGCCATAATTTCTCCTTTACCAGCCGAGTCGACTGGTGTCTAAAATACCTAAAGTTGATGAGTTAAGCGTAAAAAATTGGTAGTACGTCAACGGACTAAACGACAAATCAAAAGTGGTTTGCTCCGGCGTCACGTTAATTTTATAGCCTTCCATCACCATGTCTTGACTGTAATCGCTAAGTTGATTTGGCGGCCGATACTCAAAATTGACTGTTCTGTTGTTTGAACTAAAACATTCATACAACCATGATTCTAAAGCGTCGCTGTTTTGCGCTACATCACTAAAAGAACAAGTAAACCGTTCTTGCGTTGGGTCGTCAAAATTGTTTGCAATCCAATCAGCGTTACCACTTGCCTGCGTAGTTGTGTAATCAACTGTTGACGACGAATAAAACGCAGGGCCGTATGTTGAAACAGAAGTGGCGTTAGTACTGGTTTGGCTAGCCAAGCCGTTAGGTGAAACTGTCGCCGTGTTAATAAATTCAAAACCTGCCGCTATGCGTTCAAACTGTTGGTATGCAATCCGTGTTGTTGATGGCGTACGACCTATTTTTGTAGCAATCGGTGCAAGGGTTGAAACATAATTACGCCCAATAAATTGAAGGGCATTGCCTTCTAGAAAACAGTAACCCCGTTCTGTGGTCACAAGAAAGTTCAAATAATTGGTGACTGTGCCGGTATAAGTAGTTCCGCTAGCAATGGAACCTGAACCGTAACCGATGACGCCCATATCGGCAGGTAAAATACCTGAACTACTAAAAGTGTCTAACTGGTTATCGCAAGTATCTTGAGCAATCACAAAATTAGTTGCTTGGATTCGACCAGCCCTAGAAATGAAATCAGCACAAGTAAACGTGACGGTGCTTAAACCTGTGTCGCCAGGGTAATCGTCATATGTTATTTTTTGTAACCAAAAATGGCAGTTAAAATCGCCAGCAAGGTATGTACCTTTGACCGTTAACATTTTGCCGTATTCAACAGTTGCAGCAAAATTGTCGTTGTTATTAAGTGTGATAACGCATTGACCACCCGAATAAGTGTCCAAATATTGTTCACGGCCACCAGTAATGTTTAACGACAAAACACGGCTAGTAAAACTTGTTGCGCCTCCGTCAGCCGTGACAGTCCAAGTCATTTTCGGCATTACATCGCCCTAGTGTTTACAGGCACTGGGCCCAACTGACGCACGTACTGTTGCAAGGCTCTAACGATGCTGTTGGGGTCGCCACCGTTGACATTGACCGTGATCGTGTTGCCACCCATCGCACTGTTAGGCGTGATGTTGCCAGACGACGACGGTGTAAACAACTCTGGACCGCGCTCACCCACAAGATATGAACCGCCCGGTGCGACTGGACCCCCGAGGGCTCTCGGACCACGGAACCGCATCGCGTTCAATTCAGGCGTGTAACCGCCAGCACTGATGGTGTTAATGAGACCTAGAGCGCGCTCAAGTTCGCCAGTGTCAACAAGGACTCGAATCTGATTTTTTTGTGAGTCAGTCAACGCAATAGTTTCGGCAAGATCAAGGATCATTAGTTTGGCGTCAATGAGCCCTTGCTCATATTCGCTTAAAGCACCATCGGCACCGTTAAAAGCCTCAACAGCTTTTTCTTTTAGTTGGTCTAACTGTGCTTTAGCATCAGCCATGGCACTGTCAAGTTTTAATGTTCCAATTAAACCTTGCCACTTTAAATCTGTTGTTGAAACTTCTTCACCCTGTTCATCAATTGCTCTAGTGACGCCCTGTATGGCGTCAATCCGACTGCGGTAATACTGTTTGTATTTATCCATTTCGGCATTTAAGCCAGCGACCTTTTCTTGTGCGAAACCAGGCTGACCGTCAGCACTAGCAAAAAAACCACCTGTAGCAAGATGCAACAATGGATCAGGAATAAGGCCCACTGTGTCACTAATTTTTTCAGCAATTTCTAAAACTTGAACTAATTTAGGGACAAGATATTTGCCGACTTCTAAAGTAACTGCTTCAAATTTGTCTTTAAGTTGATCTACAGCGTCACGGTAATCTTTAGCGTTCTGCAAATCATCTTCGCTAATAACTTTTGAACCCGAAACACTGTCAAGGGACTTTCGGAGATCGTCCGCGCCACCTTCAATAAGTTCGGCCATCCCTTGCCAGCCCTTGCCAAGCAGTTGAGCGGCAACCCTTGCTTTTTCGGCTGGGTCCTTAATGTCCTTAATTCGCTGAATTGTGTTTAGGAATGTTTCGTTGACGTCTAACGATCCATCTTTGAGATACACGAGGTCTACGCCAAGGTTTCGCACTTTGTCCGGGTCAGCACCGATTGTTTTGTTGAGTCGTCCAATAGCGCCCTCGAGGGCGTCAACTGGGACACCAATGTCCCCAGCGGCTTCGATATAGCGTGAGGCGTCCTCAACGGCCAGACCTGTAGCGTCCGAAAATTTGCCTGCAGAAAGTGCGAGGTCTTGAAAGTCGCCAATTGCTTTAATAGCAAACTTACCGATTGCGGCACCAGCTGCTATAGCGAATGTTGCGGCGTTGGCTTTAACGGCGTCTAAAGCGACTTTGGAACCAGCCTTAAACTTGCCCATTCCACCCTCGGCGTCAGCAACGGCAGTCTTAAAATTACCAAAAGCGGCTTTAGCGGATTTGATGCCAGCATCGGAAAACTCAGTAAGAATCGGAATGTTAATTGCCATCAGAATTTAACTTTCATTAGTTCCTTGTTCGCTTCAAAGATTACCTCTTTGATAACAGGCTCTAAGGCTTTTTGGAAGTCTGGGATCGCTTTTTCGCCACCAGCCCAAACCATGCGCGACGGACCGCGACCAATCTTTTGCGTAAGTAATCCCGAAAAGTTTGGGCGACTACGCGGACCACCACGGCCTCCACCGCCAGCCTTGCCAGCCATATCTGCAATCGCGAGTGCTGCACCTTTTGTCCCTACAGTGATCGTGCCAATAGTTTCATACTGGGCACCTTTTTCAATGTTGCGTTTGCGTGCTTTTCGAGTGTTGGTCTTAACCACAATGTTCTTGGTCTGACCGTTCTTCCACCCGGTACGCCACGGGCCGTCCATGCCTCGAGTGGGCGACGACGACGGAACCAGCGGTGTAATTGCGTCAACAACGACCTTGCCTAGTTCACGGATCTGCTTGCCGTAAGCACGACGCAATTTAGGGTCAATGGAATTTATGGTGCGCAATGCCTCCTTAAGGCCTTTCACTTCCAAACTTATTCCCAGACTCATCGCTTGCTCTCGTTCTGCTCGATTATCAACCTGATCATTTCGTCAATGATCTGAGCTGGTGTTTCCATCAGATCCAACGGACTGATGCCTGTACGAACAGCAAGCTGCGCGATCAGGTTTGTTGCTCTTCCTGCGGGCCCTGTTTGGCTTTTGGGATAAACGTGATATCCATGACGTTCTCTACCCAAGTGTTAAACAACGGGACCACAATTTTTTTGGTTCGTAACGCATCCCAAGCCAACCATGCGAGAGGCTTGAATTTCATGTCCTCTAAGAAACGGCCCACGGAGAGCGTGGGGTGGTGATCTTCCCACCTGCACGCAACTCCGTAGGTGATCGGTGCTTCGAATGTTTCACCGTCAGCCATTTCTACTTTTAATGTCATGCCAATCATGTCGGGGTCCTTTTGTTAGTTGTTGATTACGGGCTGACGATGTCGCGGACCCAAGTGCCACCAGTGAAGGTGACTGAGACTTGGCTCAGTTCTCCAACGGTTGTGACGATTGGGGTGAACGATGACATCATTGCATTGCTGATTGTGTATTCGGGGTTACTTGCTGATTCGGTTGAGCCTGCTGGCGAGATGACCAGTGTGGTGGTGCCGTCTCCGACAACATCAAACAGAGTGGCTTCGACTTCGCCTGCGCCGTAGTTGTTGAACATTGTCAAGGTTACGTTCACCATTTGGAGGCCCGACACGAAGCGGTGCCCGGTATCGCCGAAGGTCGTGGATTCAAGTGAGTCGTAACCGATCTCAAGCGAGGCCGCAGAGGTGTTCTGCGTGACATCCACGGCTCCGATTAAGACGGTTGGGTTGGACAGGTAAACGGTTTTTGTTGTGGGCATGGTTTTTCCTTTATGGGATGCGCTTGGAAGCGATTCTGATTGTTAGGTCGTATGCGGGTAATTCTTGTGAACCGATCTGAGCGAGCGATGGTGAGCCACTCACAACGGCAATAGAACTGTTCATGATGGTGTCGCAGACTTCAAGAATGTAGTTTGCCGAATCGCTATTGCCGGGTGGCGCGCCGAGGATTCGGAGATCAACTGTGATGTCTGCGATTTGGTTGTTGAAACAAGTGAACGTCGGTAATTCCACGAACACGGTGAGCGGTCGTGCGTTGCGCGGATCGGTGACAGGCTTAAGCCCGAGGGCTGTGAGCGACGCTGACACGGTGTCAACGGTGTCCGTGAAGATGCCTGCCATTTCATGCACACTGCGATCGTTTAATGCCGAGCAACTGGTTCACTCGACCCAAGGTCATAAGCGGTGGTCCTGTCATGTCACCAAACGACGCGTAACTGTCTCCAGTGGTCCCGCGTTCACGGTAAAGCCCTGCGGCGTAAAGCGTGGTTCCTAACAGTGCTGCACTGTCAGGGGCAGTCGTCAGACTGTCGTGGTAACCAGCCTGCACGCGACGCCTGAAACACCATGAGTTTGCAGCTGCGACACAAGTCGTGAGAAACGCGGTGTCATTTGCCGTGGCCGACGAGATCCCAAGAAACTCTTGCACCGGGGCAACTGATGACAACCATGTGCACGTCAAAGTCCATGTCAAAGTTCCAAACGGATCGGCAGCGGACCGTTCTAGATCGTCGCCAACATCTTGAAACATCAACTGGTTAACAATGATTTCGTTTTCGTTGTAAAGCAGGTCGCCTGCTTCGTT